TATCAAAGGTCAGAGAAGCATCCAAGGGTACTATGCCCGCAAGGTGGATGTTTTGGTTCGCCACTTGGATGTCTTGTCCTAACCAAGTAACCCCTGTTTTTAGAAATTGGAAATAATGGCCGGCAGTTGTGGATTGACAATACGAATCTACGTAGACTGCCTTTGTGCCTGCAGGGACATAGGCCGAGAAGGAAACATTGTACGTCGTTGGAGTCGATCCTGGATTGTAGTTACCCACTACCTCAACAGGATTCGCGGGTCGAAGCACCATCGGTGCTCCAATGATCAGCCACTCCGTTCCTGTACACAATAGCTCCAGCCAGTTTCTTTGGTACCAAATCCCAACCGTCAAGTTTCCGTCGATCGTCTCTGATGCTGCTCCATCTATAGTAATCTTCCCTACCGCCGAATCCATCTTGTATACGAACAACGGCCTTCCCGCATTCAAGGCCGCCGGCGGCAGCGTGATCGTCCGATCCGACGCTCCCGTCGTCGCATAGATCCGCGTGATCCCATCACCCGTCTCCACCGTCAGGTTCGCGCTCGCGAGCGCATAGTCGCGTCCTAGCGCCCAACCCTGCCTCAACCACGTCGCTCTCGGATTCGTTGCCGGCGGTGAGAATACCCACGCCTCATTCTCGAACTGCCCCCGGTCCTCATTCCTGAACCCTATGCTGCCGGCCCTCAGCTCAGCGACTCTCCCACTGCGCCTCGTGAAGTCGCTCATCGCGGATCCGTTACAATCTGCTGCCCAGCAGCTTGACTCATCAGCTCGGTGATCCGCAGGAACCGCTCCTTCGAGAATCTAAACTCCACTCCTCTCGTCGAAATCTCAGTCCTGGTCTCATCCACCTGAATGAAGTACCTCATCTCAAAGATCGCCCCGAGCGTTCGGTCCTCAGCGAAGTGCTGATTATCCGCAACGAATCCGTCGCCCTTCACATTGCTTAGCCGCCTCCACCGAAGCGCCCCAACCCTTCTCCACGCAACCTCGTACGTTACCATCAGTAGATCCTCACGATGAACGTCACCCGCATGTACTGCGGAGCGATGGAAGCCGGAGTGCTCGATCCAGGACCAGCACCTGTATCTCCAGTAAGACCGCTATTATTTGGACCACTTGTGAGACCGACGTTTGCCCCAAGCCCGCTGGTGTATCCCATTCGATAAGCAGCGTCGCTCACAGACGAAAGCCAAGATTGTGGTGCATGCGTAGAGTCGATATCGGTAACTGTAGCTGAATTTTCCCCTCGAAGTGTAAAGTGGGTGTGGGAGCTGATCAGTAGAGTCCCAGAATCATGTGTGTGCGCAGGCAGGTTTGCTGCGATGAGTGTTACAGTTCCTCCTCCGACCATTACTGTCCCGTCTGAAGGGTCCCTTGCCCCGCCCATGAGAAAGCGCGAATCGTCGATCTTCGGCAGATACCTTCCTGCTGTGTTCCAAACTGGAGATTTCGCTTCATTTGGTGCGCTTCCATCCGCCACCTTCCAGTTCGCTTGCAATGCTGAAAGCCCACGAACGAAACCAGTCGCCCCACCGCTCGAGAAATAACCCTGACACCATCCTACGACGGCTCCGACCGGAACCGTTCCGAGTGGCAACCATGCATTCGTCGCCGACGTACCTCGGTCAATCCCGTACACGTATGGAGTCCGGTCATCATCGTCCGAATCGACCCAAACCCTTCCCTTCGATTTCGTATCGTTCGCAAGGTTTGCGACTCCATCCGGCAACTTCGTCGGCGCCGTCGTCTGCCAGTACGCCATCGCCGAGCCCGGCCGATGAACACCATGGTCGCTGTTCGTATCCGCCGTCGCTCCGATGTGCTCCCGCTCTGCCCTCTCCCTTACCGCAACCTTGAGTGTCGTAATCCGCGCCGCCCCCGCACTGACAGCTTCCCCTGTCGGCGGTGGAACTGTCTCAAAGCTCCCATCCCACGTCACCGTGACTGCCATCTCATTCCTCCCCGATGTAGAGCGTCGCGTCGTCGAACTCGAAGCTCATCTCAACTTCCTGAACGTTCTGCGCCACTGCAGCCTCAACGTCCTTCCTCAGCGCATACGCCTCATCGGTCTCCCCGTCAGTTTTCTTCCGATACCAGCTCGCCATCATCACGATCGTGTCGTGCCAAGCATCCGGTATTCTCGGGCTCTGCGTCGCCGCCGTGAGTGCCTCCGGCAACCCGTAATACCTCATCAGGAACGCGGTCCCTGACGCAGGCGCCACGTCAAACTCGATCCCCAACGCGATCTGGTTGAACTGCCCCGCAGTCCCCATCGCCTCGATCATGTTCTGCCACGTCTCATCGGTCCGCTTCGGCTTCGTAAGCTGCGCCTGATTCGTCAAGTCGAAGACGCTCTGAACCGCCTGGATCTCGCCCGACGCACTGACCGGCACCACCTCACCAGGATGCCAGCTCACGCCATCTTCGACCTCGAACCGGAACCACCGCTTGTAGAGCGTCGCCACGGTCCCATCCGGGATCGTCGCCGCGAACGCCGCGTGCACAATCGCCGTCCTCGATACCCCGTCATAGCTCATGACGACACGCCGTTCGCTCCCGACCTCGAGCGTCCACTCGACGTACTTCGCGTCCACAGTCATCGCCGGCGCGCTCAGTACCACCGTCGTCCCGCTCACGCCCGAAACCGTGATCGCCACGCTCGCAACCGAGAACAGCTTCCTCCGGTTGCACGCCGAGAACCGGATGACCGCCCCTCCCGGCATCTTCCAGTTCGTCATCCGTCTGTAGGCGCGATTGAGCAACTGGAGAATGTCCTGCGAGCCTGCCGTCGTAAGGTCAAACGCTCCCACCCCATCGTAGATGTACAGATCAGTAGGCTCGCCGGCGTCCTTGTAGACGGCTTTGACCATCTCCTCGACGTTCACGGTCAGTAGCCCTTCTTCTTCTTCTTCGGCTTCTTCCCCGTGGTGAGTGACTTCCCTGTCTTCGACTGCGCGATCCTCGCAGCCTTCCCCTTATCCATCCCCTCTCTCACCATCTCGTCGTACATTTTGTGCACCTTCGTTCCCTTCGGCATCTTTCCCTCCTACTCGAAGTATACCAGCACCTTCCCGCTGTCCAGCACCAACGCCGTCAGCCCCTCATAGAGAAAATCGACGACCTTCTGGCCGCCTCCCTCGTTCGCCACCGCGCACTTTCCCTCAACGATTGTCTTCCCCAGATTGCTCACCAGCTTCCACGTATGGCCCGCCGTCGTCGGCCCAATCCACTCGACCCATCTCGGGGCCACCAACCCCGCGTACATCTGCCCCACCGTCGCCACTTCCATCGGGTTGTCCTGCAGCGTCAGCCCCGGATTCGACCACCACGCTGCGCTTCCGTTCACAACCCCATCCGGCACGGTCGCATCATCGCTCAGATTCGTCACTGCCGTCCCCGTTCCATCGCTGAACGCCAGCACAAAGAAATCGTTGTCAATCCTGGTCGGATCGCTCGCGGCCCAGCCATCCGCAAAGAGCGTCGCCATCTCCGCCGCCGTGATCTCATCCGTTGCTGCATAGAGATTCGTCATCGAGCCTTTGAACCAGCTTGCCGCTCCCGTCGAACCCAACGCGAACGCATTCGCATTCCCTACCGGCCACGCACACGCCGCGATCACCCCGAACTCTACCAGCACCCCATCCACGTACAGCTTGAACACCATCGACGCACCCGACTCGACCCCGACGATTCCCAAATGCACCCGCGTCTGCTTCGGCACCCCATATTTCGTGAACGTGTACGTCCCACCTCCTGCCCCACCCACCGTCACGTAGATGTGATCCGCCATATCAATCCCGATCGTGACCGTCCCATTCCTATAGATGAAAATCGCCGGGCTCTGCGCCGGCACCGCGTGCCGCCACATCCACAAACTGAATGACATCGCCGTCGTCACATCATACGCCGCGTTGTCCACGAACCCGACATAATCATCGGCCCCATCAAAGTACATCGCCTTGCACGCCGTTACCGCCATCTCCTATCTCCTTCCTGTCGAATGAATCCTCGGCGGCAATCTCGCCGCGCTCTCTCCGCCCACCACCCCACCCGGATGCGCGAACAGCCACAGAATCTCGTCCAGCTCCAGAGCCCTCGCAAAGTAGATGGGCTCATCGACGATTCCCAAAGGATACGGGCTCCCATAGGAGCCTAAAGTCGCTGTCCCCGCTGTAAGCGCCTCCGAATCGTAAAGCGCCGTCGTCGCAACCTCTACCCCATCAACATAGAGCTTCGTCGTCGTTGTCAGGTTGTTGTGCCATGCAACCACATGATGCCAAGTGAGAAGTGAAGCGGACACAGTGTCATAGATACTCCTTAATGTCAGCCCCGAATCTCTCCAGAGTAACCCAAACTTTCCTGCCGGTGCCACAGAAGACACGACCAACCTCGCTCCGATCCCGTTCGGGCTCATTACCCAATTCCACACACTCGCCCCAGGGTTCGAGTCTTTGTAGAGCCACGCAGAGATCGTCCACGACGCCCCCATCGCCCCAACGCTGTAGGCGACAATGTAATCTGTCGCGCCTCCCAAAAACCTGCAGGCTCTCCCAGAGATCCCTGGTACCCTCACTGTGTTCCCAGTGATTGTCCCCGGATGCCCAAAGCCCGAGCTGTCAACGCAGTTCGTCCCCGAAGCCTCGTCCAACTTGAGCCACCAGATCGGGTCATCCGCCATCCCGTTCGGGTGCGTAGCCAAGTCCGTCACCTCAGTCGGCGTCAGCACCCGCGAGTAGAGCCGCACTTCGTCGATGAGGCCGGCCCAGGTCCTTGTATCCAGGAGAACGTCATAATTGCCCAGAACGAAATGCCTGTTCGGCATGATGGGTGTGTTTGTGAGCGTTCCCGATCCCTTCACGACGCCATCCCGGTATATGATCCACGCCTGCGAAGACACATCGTAAGTCAGGACGTAGTGCCGGAGAGTGGCATCAAAGGCCGATAGGATCGTGTTGGTGTACTCCTCTCCTCCAGTTCGACCCCACACCGTCTTAAGAGGTCCGGCACTGGTCTGGTCGGTGTAAATCGTGACACCGTCCAGGCCGATTCTACTGAACGCCAGCACCCACGTAGATGCGGGTGCAGCCAGTGTGAGATTGCACCACCACGAGATGGAGAACGCCGTCCAGGCGCTCGCGTCGATCGCAGCCCCGTAAGCGGCCCGGGCTACCGTGCGATCCACGAACGACAGACACTTGCTGAACGGTCCATCTGTCCACGCTACGTTCGTCAGGGTCGTCAGGTGCCGCCCCTTCCCGCTGGAATCGGCCGACGTAACGCCAGTGCCTTCGTTCAGACGCCAGTATCCTTCCAGACCCACCGGGCTTACTGGCATCTCAGCGCCTCCCTCTCATCGCGTGCACACGAGCAGTAACTTCCTGCCCTCTCACCCAGTTCCCACTGGCTCCTGCATCGCTAAACCATCCTGCCGTCATCACCTCAATCATAGATGGTTTCCCCACCGCTTGGAAGTACCCCCCCGTCATCGGCAACCTCGGCTCAGGCGTGGCCACCGATCCCCTCCCACTTCAGCCCCAACTTCTCGTACGCCTCTCTCAGCCGTTCCTCATAGGGCTTCTTCACAATCGCCCGCTGCGCGATCCTTTCCGCCAACTCTTTCGTCAGTCGCCTTTCCATACGCTTCACGTACAGCGTCAGTGCTCCCACCCACACCGCCAGCCCCACAACCGCCATCGCTAGCGCAACGATCACTCCCATTACGGCAGTTCCTCTCCGAGCGGCTCTTCTTCAGGCGGAGCCTTCGGCCGCTCGTACGTCTCAGTGACCCACGCCTCCACCGCAACGATCTCCTCCGTACTCAGCGCGTATCCCGGCATCTTGTCCATCACGCACGTTCCATTCCTCTTGACGTGGACCTCGAATCCGCCCATCACGAGCGGAAACGGTTCCTTCACCGCCAGGACAACCTTTCCCTTTTCCCCCTTCATCCGCTCTACCGCCTCCTCCGCCATTTCAACGCGCACTTCGTCCAGGAAAACGCTTGCCCTCGACATCCCCTTCCCCTTTCTACGATCTCACCCTCATCGTATCCGTCACCGTATTCGTGAACAGATCCGCCCCTCCCCGATCCTTGAACGTATACGCATCCCCAACGCGCCCCACCGCCCCACTTACCCACGCCAAAGCTTCCTTCAGCGTCGCCTTCACGTCGAATGCGCCATCCACCACGCCAGCCAAAATCTCCGCCACCGTGATGTCATTCAGCGCCAGGAACCCCGCATCCATCTCTGCCTTTGTCGGCCCATCATAGGTCGCCAACTCGGTCGCGACTTGTGCCGGAGTTGCCAAGTCATCGAACGATCTCGCAACGATCCAAGTTGCCACGTCAGTCGGGTCCGCACTCGCTGCAGTAATGTGCAACGCAAGGTCACCCAACGTATCTGTCATTCCCGCATCCAGCGCCAACGAATACCAGCCCGTCCCGCGCTCCGTCACCGCTGGTGCGATCGACCCGAACGCTCCTCCCGCCTTCGACGCTGTTATGGTTAGCGAAGCCTCTGTCAGGCCCGTGACGTGATCTGACGCCTGCGTCACAAACACCATCAACGCTGTCGCAGTCGCCTGCTTCAGCGTTCTCATTGGTTCACCACCCGCCCGCGAGAATACCCCACCCCTTCCGACACCGTGGGATCCCTCAGGTAAATGGGAACGCTGACGCCATCCGCCGCAAGCGCGTTCTTCGTCGCTCCCGTCACGTCAGGACTGCCCGCCTTGTACGCCACTGCGTAGCTTACCGAAGAAGGCGATACCGAGAACACCCAATTCCCCGAACCGTCCGAAACGTCCTGTCCTACGACGAGATCATCCTCCGAGTTGAAAACATGAACTGCGCAGTTCGCAAGTGGCACTCCCAGGTTTGTCTTGGTCACACCAAACAGCACGAACCTATCCCGGACGATATTGACCCGTCCAGGAGCCCGTAGAGCGATCGAAAGCTTTGTTCCCCAAGGAGATGCAATCTTCGCCATCAGTTCAAGCTCTGCAGCAGCGCATAGGCACAAACGTAGGACTGAGAGGCCACAGAGATCGTCAAGCTCACAATCAGCCCTGAGGCCGCCGTCGACTGTAGCGTTGTCGGGATCGCCCCACCCATCACGTACGTGATGCCCGTCGCCGCCGCCGCGCCCTGCGTGATAACAAAGCCCGTCCCCGTTCCCGTCGCGCCGCCCGCTGCGTTTCCGATTGATCGAATCACGAGAATGAGCTGCCCGAACCATGCCGCATTTGTGAGCGAAGCCGCCGGTGCCGTCACGTTCGACGCTCCCAACGTGATATTCGACGACGGCGTTCCGCTCTGACCCACCCGAGGCGTCCACGTCAGCAACCCCTGCGTCGCGGTGGAGGTAAAGATCCCCCCAAAGTTCAGCCTGTACGCCTTGCCCCCGCGCATGTCGTTCGCCGGAATCGGCGTCCAGATTGCAGGATCCCACAGGTTCGTCTCGGTCGCCGAAGCCGTCACTGCCGTGAACGCCGCCGGATTGGCATCGTTCACATCCATCCCCTCGAAGCCTTGCCTTGTCGCGAAGATCGCATTCCAGGGCCACTGCGAGCTGCGCTCCAAGTTCGCTCTGACGTGCTTCGGCGCCCGCTCTGCCCACAACTTGCGACAGAACGGCCCGAACACACCCAACTTCTGCTCTTCCTTTGCAAGATCCTCAGCCGTCAGCCTCGAGGCTTCTTCGTAAACCTGATCGAGTGATTTCCCCTGAAGTTGCACCTGAATCCCCCTTCGTAAGCCTCAGCTCACTCCACCGCCATCGTAGCTTCACTCTCAGGCCTTCGCCTCGCCGGCTGGAACGCCTTCGCCCTCTCTTGCCTTAGGATCCCCGCGATGTCCGCGTTGTCCCCGCAGGGCACCCCATAGACGCGCCCCCGAAACAGTACAGTTTTCGACTCAGGGAATGGCACTCCGCACACATCGCAAAGCAGCGTCAACTCGCCACCTTTCGCATCCAGACGCGGCCCAAAGTTGACCTCGTACACGTCGTGCGCCGTCTGAGCCCCCTCACCCACCTCATTTGCGAAGCTCATCGCCTCAACCGCATACTTCTGCCGGAGTGCCATCCCCCGCCTTCCCTTCCCGCCTTACGTCGGCCCGCGAGCATAGGTCGCTCGCACCAGATACCCCGAAGTCGACGTGCCTGCCGCGTTACTGATCGAATTGAGCGCCAACACGGTGAACTCGCTCGTAAGATCCAGCACCGCGCTCGCATCCGCTTTCTCCGCAAGTACCTGCAGTATTCGGTCGGTCGTAGTTATCCCGCCGACCGTCGTCAGTGTCCCCGCCGCGCCGCCCACCGCAATCGCCTGAAACTGAGAGACGCCATTCGGGAACAGCATTAGGTTCGTGGTGACTGGAGGCATCGCTCAAGTCCCCGTCGAACCCATGATTCCACGCCAGTACGCGAACGTATCCAGGAACCTCGACGTTCGCGCCCACAGCGAGTTCCCCGTGTTCGGATCCATCGCCTCATACGCGCTGAGCCTCTTCCTCCACGTATGCATGAGCGGATTCATCGACGGAACGATGATCCCCCACGCGGTGGTCGACGTGAAGTACGGGCTTGTCGCGTAGGTCACGCTCTTTCCATAGAGCGGATTGATCGCGTTGTTCCCGGTCTCCGGCTGGTACTGCGTCTTGACGATCTCTTCGAGCAGCCACTCCTGATTGGGATGCGCCCAAACCAGATACGGTCCCGCGACCGCATCCGCGACCGGAATGCCCCATTCGTTCTGGAGCAGCTTCAGCCTCGAGATCGCGCTTTGGATCGCCAGCCGCGACAGCGCCCCCGTAATCAGGTTCGACTGCAGGACGCCAACCGTCCCGTACATCGGATGGCTCGCGCTGAACAGCGCGACCGAATCAATCCCCAGCCGGCCCGTTGCAAACCCCGAATTGAGGAGATCATGCGCCTTCAGCTCCGTAGTGTGCGCCAGCGACTTCCCGATCTCATCCCCCGCCTGCTTCATGATCCCGAGTTGGTCGTCGTCCAGTTCCTCCTCGGTGGACTGCATGCCCTGGCCGATCTTGGTGAAGTACACCGTCTTGGTCGGTCCATCGGTGAACCGCTTGAACGGGATCGCTCCACCCTCGTCGATGTCGGGCGCCGTTCCCAGCGTCGCGATCAGCGCATACTTGCGATAGTGCTGCTTGGTCTCCTCATCGACCTTCACGAAAGTCGGATAGATCGGCTTGTGCCTCCGGTACGAATCCAGTGCGACCTTGTCCACGTCGCGCATCCAGCTCAACGTCAGGTTCGTGGTCGTTTGTACAGCCATTTCTCATTCCCTCCCTACACCACGTCCGCGTGGCCCGCGTACTGACTGCGCGCCACCTTGACCTCGAGCAGCGCATACGTCGAGATCGCGTTGTCCGGCGTCCGGTGGAATCCCACGATCCTGAACGGTGCCAGCGTCGCCACCTCCGCCTGCGTCCCCGTGGTCGAAGCAGCCACTCCTGCGATCCCGCTGGTCCCCGCGTCGTACCGGATGAACTTCCCGTAGAACGCCTGCGTGACGTTGGTCGTTCCCGTCGCCTGGACCAACCAGACGGCATCCTCGAGCGCCGGTAAACAGTGAGCCGACTGCCTCGTTGCCGCCACCGCGACGATGGTCTCATCCGCGAATGCCCAGATCGGGTTCGTGACGGTGCATCGCTGCCCCACCCCGTTCGTGTCGATGTAAATGGGGTCCCCCGGCTTCACACCGACGTTCGATCCGAGCAGCACGGAAATCGCGGCAGGAGCTGCCACCCCGTGATCCATCCGCAAGAAGCGGAAGGAAAACGGCGCATTCCTGTTCGCCATCCCTTGCCTCCGCGCCGCTAAGAAGCGGCGCAACCGATTCATCGAACGCCACGGGTTTCGTCAACGACGCCCCATTCGTGGTCGTTCAGCGCACGAAGCCGTGCGCCCTCCTATCGCTCCCAGGCTACCTACCTGTGAACTTCTCCACCCCTTCCTCGAACTCGTTGATGACCGAGATCCGCTCTTTCTTGGTCCCCATATCCCGGTTGACCCGGCCCTCGAGCTGTTCTCTGAAGGTTTCCTGCGCATCCGGCGAGTACATCACTTGACTGCGGTAAGCGTTCGCCTTGATTCCCTGCTCGTACAACTCGATCGGACATTCCACCTGAATCAGAATCACCCGATCGCTCTCGGTGATCTTGATGACCTCGCCCGTTTCGGTCCCAGGCTCCTGCGTCGAGCCTTCCTTCGACCTTCTCACCTGCGCGTAACCCACTTCCATGAAGTCGTCGAACTGGTCGTTCCGAATCCACGTCTGGTGCCACCCTACACGCTTCCTCAGTAACTTCTCCATCCGATCCGCGACCTTGTCGAACGGATCCTTCACCCAAAGCTGGGGCGGCGTCTTTCTCTGCCTCTCGTTCTCCCTTGCCTTCGCTCGTTTCGCTCTCCTTCGCCCGTCGGCGATCAGGTACGCTTTCCGATTCTCATACCCCAGCTTGCGAGTTTCGTCTTCGCTCAGCTCCGGCATCCCTTCGGAATCGAAAGCCAAGTCAACATCGGCCTCATCCAATCGTAGGATCTCACCGACCGGCATGTCAACGCCGACAAGCTTCATTTCGCGGTTCGCAGCCTTCTCTTCAGGAGAAGACACCGCTTCAACTCTCTCAGGAACCGCCTCCGTGCCCACCGCCGGTTCGTTCGCCGGCTTTCCCAAAATCCTTGCCACCTCAGACCCCCTTCATCGTTCTGACGTACTCGACGTAGTCGATTCCCGCGTTCAGCGCTTCTTGCGCGAACCGCGCCTTTTCCTCCGGCGTGATATAGATTTTGCGAACCGCTCTCGCTCCTCCAGCCGCCCCTGCCGGCGCCCCTCCGCCCTGCGCACGCCCCATCGGAGCGCGAGGCGCGCTCGGAGGCGTTTCTCTCACCTCATTCTCTTCATTCTCAGTCTCCGCCCCGACACCTGCCTTCTTGAGCGCCTCCGCAACCCTCGCCTCGACCAGCTCGTTTATGATGTCGCCCTGGTGCTTTCCCACCACCGCATCGTACGCCTTCTCCCAAACCCCTGGCAGCGCCCTCTGCGCTTCTGGTATCACCGCCACAGCCGCTTCAATCTCCTTCACGTAGCGCTTGAAGTGAGGTCTTTCCTCATCGCCACGAAGCAGGCTTCGCTTCGACTGCGCCGAGCTTTCGCTCAGCATCTGCTGAAACGCCGGCCCCGCCACCTTCGTCACCACTTCCTCGAGTGTTGAAAGCGCCTTCCCCTTCTCAAACAGCGCCTCTTCGACCCGCGCCGCGAACTGGTCCCTCGACTCGCCCGGTTGCCTCTCCGGTACGTTCGCCGGGGCCGAAGCGGCCCCCCCGAGCTTCTCGCCCAGCGCCGCGATCCCATCCCTGATGCCACTCGCTTCGCTCGCCTTCGTCTTGAGCGCCTCAAACTCCTCAGCCGTCATCACCACCTTGCCCGCATTAGGATCGGGCCGAGGCGGCCCTTCACCTTCCTCAACCTCAACCGAGGCCGAGGCCGAGGCCGAAGCGGCCTCTTCGTCCAGCTCATCCTTGATCTTCGCCATCGTTTACTCCCAGCCCTTCCCCGTTCTCTTGTGGATTCGCCAACAGTCCCACGAACTCCACCAGTTCCCTCAACCCCTGGATGATCCCCTGAAACCTGCCCATCGCCAGCGGCTCGCTCACCACCGTGAGCTGATCCTTCGTGTCAGACGCCATCCCCTCAGCGATCAGCAGCACCAGCTTCCATCCCTCAGAGGCCCGAAGCGCCCTCGCTCTGGCTTGCCACGCTTGCAGCTCCTCCCGGTCCACTTGCCCCTCCGGTCCCGAAGCCAGGAGCCTGGATACCGCCTCCCACCTCCCCGCCAGCCGGCTGCCCAGCCCCGCCTCCGACGTTCCGTTGTCCATCCTTGTTCACCCCCGTAAGCCCTCCCGCCGCCTCGACCTGCTGCCGTTGGATTTCACGAACTGTGTTCAGAAAGAACTCCCACTTCTTCAGATCCGGGATGTAGCGCTCCGTTTCCTCATAGTTGAAGAACTTTGCCGTCGCCTCCATCAAGTTGTTCGACCCCACCAAGATGCTCAGCATATACTGCCACGCATCCGGCGCCGCCTTCCTCATCTGCAACCCCTGCGGCCCAAACAACTGCAGTGCCAACGGGATCGTCTCCTTCGCAAACACGGTGTAGATTTGCGTCAGTGCCAGCGTCGATTGCTGCATCGCCGCATAAGTGAGATCCATCTCCGTCGTCGCCACTTCGAAGCTGAACCGCCTGGGTACTTCCTGCGCCTCGATGTTGAGAATGCGATCAAGCTGTTTCAGCTTGTCCTCACTCAGCCGCTGGAGCCGCCTCTCATTCGCAACCACAAGCTCCCTGTTGAGAATCAGCATCAGCATCAAGAGCATCCCAACCCGGCTCCAGCTCTGCTTCATCCCTTCCGCAGTTGAGGTAAAGATCCCTCCCGACTGCCCCAGCCTCGCCTGCGCTCCCCGCCACGTATCACGTGAGCCGAGCGTCGAATCCGCAAACCCCCGCTCGCTCTCACTCAACCCCGTCGCCTGTGCGGCCTGCGACCACGAGCCCCCTTCCGTCTGGTAACTCGAAGGATAGACTTCGCCAAGCTGCAGCGGCACGATGTCTTCCCTTGGGTTGTCCGCGAGCCACAGCTTCCCTGCATAGATCGAACTCCGGTTGTTCGTCAGCACGGAGCGCTTCATCGCAAACATCCTCATGTTCGCGATCTTCATGTTGTCGTTCCTTACGTTGTGAATGCCCTCGACTTCGTCCTGGGCGCTCTCGCACAGTTGCCCCGTTCCCCTCCCCTCAACGGACTTGGTCTTCCTGATATACCGGAAGGGCTCCATCGACCTCGCACCCAGCTCGTTGTACGTCTGGCTCACGACAACCCTGGTCTCAGGATGAATCGTCCAGATCATGTCGATCGCGATGTTGTTCTTCGCGATGTCCCAAAAGAAGTGGAACTCCACGAACTTGATCGGCTCAGGATTCGCCGGATCCGCTACCGCCGTCACCTCGTTCGCCAGGATCCACTCGCCCCTCGCCCCCTTCGCCCTCACCTCGTGCGGCGGCAATTCGAACTCGAACGCGATCCACGGCATCTTGTTCACGTCGTTCCACGCTGAGGGCCAAACCGTCTGTTCGATTGGCCACATCGAAATCTCCGGCCCGTCGTGAACGGTGACGGTTACGTCCTCGCCCCCACCCGTCGTTCCACTCACCTTCTTGTAGTACCGCCGCTCCGTCGTCCACGTCACCTTCGCGAACGCGACCGGCATCACCGCAGCGTCCAAGTGAATCTCGCTTTTCACTCGAGCCAAGTCGAGGTCCGTTGGCGATCGCGCCAAAATATCAAGGTACTTGGTGAGAAACTCCGCGTCGTCGTGCGCCTCGGAGGTTTCCTGAACCGCTTTCGCAGTCCAGAACGGATCCCTCAACGCAAAGTGCGCATCCAGCTTCGCAAACATCGTCTGCCCGTTTATTTGAGCCAGCGGCGGTCTCACCCTCGAAGGATTCTCCAGCCTCGTCTGCGCCGGCTTGTCCTCAGGGTCCGCATCAAGCTGCCTTCGCCATTTCTCCCACCGCGACTTTTTCGGCTCCCGGACGCCCTGCTCAGCCTCATACTGGCTCATCAGGTAGTCGACGACCGCCTTTACTTCATCCTCATCCGTGATGATCTGTCCAGCGTACCGAGTAGCAAATTGCTGCTCTTCCGGCGCAACCCTCACCTCAATTTCAACATCGCTCATCTCTCATTCCCCCTTCAGTAGCCAAACGCATCCGCAACCACGAGCCCGCGCTCCTCGACGCCAAACCTTCGCCATTCATCCTCGTGTTCCAACTCCTCGATCTCAGTCGCTGTTGCGGGCCGCTCAAGGTTCCCAACCGCGTTCGCCTGTTCATCCAGCACGTCGAGCCGATCACTCCCAGGAAACGCGCTCAATTCCTCAATCAGGTTACGCGCACAGCCTTCCGCCGCATAGAACTTGCCTCGCGTCAGGACCGGCCCTAAGAGATGCCTGACCCGCGCCTTCTTGTCGCCCTTCGAGGGTTTCCCTTCGAGCGAAAAGCTTGTCTTACGCATTTCCATCTCACGATAAAGTGCGCTCACCAACACGACCTGCATCGCGTTCGTCTCAACGATGGTACGCTGAATATACCCAGGGAACTGCTGGTGTGCCTCAAACACGTAATCGTAGAGCTGCGCGTCCCCAAAGTAGCCCACCCGCTCCCAAATCCTGTAGTGGTTGTCGTCCGAGTCCTTCGCCGTCAGCCCAAGGCTCGACTTCGACGTTTGGCTCGTGATGTTTCCCTCAGTTCCAGCCGGGTCCAACTGCAGCACCGTCGTGCATCCGTCAAGCGCCACGCGCGAGCCCTTCTCATCGAAGTTCTCGTCGCCCTTCCTTTTGATCCAAAACCGCCCTTCCTCCTTCACCACCACGCAAGACTTGACGCGAGCATTCGCGATCCCGCCCGCTCCCGCGATCGGCTTGATTGAGTTCTTGTAGTGACGAATCGCAGTCCACTGGTCGTCGATCAAAAGCCGCTCATAGTCGATCTTCGTCAAAACCTCAGGGCAGGTCTCGCGATCGCCCTCAACGATCGACCTGTAGTAGAGCGTCCACTCGCCCTCCGGCTCTACCTGGATCTCATCGTTCTTGAACCCAAAGACCTGCTTGCAGTTTCGTGCAATTCGCCTGACGTAGAGATCATCCGGCGCGTAAAACGTAAAGAACACCAAGTTGCGTGACTTGCGTTTCGACCTCAGTAAGGTAATCGAGTCCGTCTTGAACTTCTTGTCCGCAGCCTCCATCAACGTCGACGAAGCCATCATCGAGTCGAGCGAATCAAGCCCAATCGGATCATCCCAATGGATCACCGTAAAGTGATCGCCTTCCTTCGCGCCCTCAATCCCCGCTGCCTGGATCGAGGGCTCCTTCCAATGTCGGCTGCGCCCCGGCGTCACCATCTCCTTGTCGTTCCAGCGCTTTGCATCAGTACGCGGGACGCGCTCCGGGTAAAGCGCCGCGAACAGTGGATTCGAATCGAAAATGCGTTGAACCGTCCACTTCCACTCGTGCGCCCGTTCCGCCTTCGCATTCAGGAAAAGGAAACACTCATCCGCGAACCTCGTCAGCTCCCACGCCGCCGCCCCGTGGTCCATTATGGTCGACTTGTACGAGCCCCGAAAGACCGCCACCGCCGCACGCGCCCCGCTCGCCATGCACCACCGTGATTGCCTGAAGTTGCACATATCGAGGTGAAGGTCAGCGTTGAGACCATTGTACGGGTTGTACGCGCCCGCCACAAACTTGAGGAAAAACCACAAGCTCACGAAGCCGGCTTGGCGAAACAGATCAATCACCTCGGCCGCCCCAACCTGCGGGTGCGTCGAGCCCAATTCCGCGACAAGTTGCTTGAGCACCGTTTCAGCGCCCACCAGCGAGGCGAACGCGGGTGCGTCCGGATGTGGTGTTATGGCAAAGGTAGGCGCCCTCACGAACTCAGGGTACGCAATCGCGTCCCGGTCGTAAGGTTTTCTCGCAGTCAATCGACCAGATCCTTGAGCCGCGAAACGCGGCTCGACGCCGTGAACTGTTTCGTCGGCTCTGGAAGGCCAGCGAGAAGAAGCGGTTTTTCCTCGACACCGGCCCCACCGCGCCTGCGGCGTGGTACGTTCGCCTTTACCTTAGGCTTCATTCGTCCTCTCCCTCGCCTTCCATCTCAGCCAAAACCTCACTTGGGATGTTCGCCGGCGAAGCGCCGCGTTTCGCTTTTCCCTTCGACGCGCTCGCAGTCGCGGTGCGGCGCGCCCGGCGAGCGTCCTCCGGTGCGATTGCGATTGGTTTTGCTTTGCTTACCTGCCCCGCCCGCTTCGCGGGCGTAACGTCACGCTCGAGCGCCTTCAGGATAGCGCCTTCCGGCAGCGAGCGCCCGAACATCGCCGCGAGGCCCCCCAAGAGAGCCGCCAGCTCAGCTTGGGGGATCGCCGCTGCGGCCTGCGTCACTTTTGACTCGCGGGGCAAACCGATTCGATCAAGGATTGCTTCAGCAGCGCGAATCGAAGGGCCGTCGTCTTTACCGACTTGGGAAGGCCTCAGGGCTTCGACGGCCTCTTCGCCCATTTCCAGCAACTTGGTTTGGAGCGTTGCGAGGATGTCGGCTGGCGCGGGCGGCGCAGCAGTGAGCGTTTTTGACTGCGAGCCGTCTTCGGCTCGCCCGGCGAGCTTGGCGAGCGATTCACCCATATGTCGATGAGCTTAGGGTAGTTTGGGGCTGGTGTCAAGGTGGTGGCTGAGAGGCAGCTTTCAGTCAATGGTGTCGATCTAATTTTGGGCTGTCGCGGTGGGAGGGAGGCATACACACAAGTCGACCCCCCCTCCGTCCCATTTCGCTCCGCAAAACGCGGACAAAAAAAAGCCCCTCGGCTTCGCGCCGAGGGGTCAAGGGCGCGAGGGCGCGCCCCCAAGGACCTACCATTCGACTAAACGGCGCATCGCCGGATCGTTCGCGAACACGTACATGCGCCGTGCGCAAGGCGCGCCACTATGAGGACCGCGCGCATTAGCTGGCCAAGGTCGGCGCCGTGTCGCGTAGTACCGCATCCGTCCGACTTGTGCTCCTCCGCCCGTCGTGAGCATCGGCAGTCGAGGGTCGGTTGACGCGACCGCCCTCCGATGCCGCCGCTTCTCCCTTCGCGCTTTCGCTCGCGCTACGTTCGCCATCGTATCAGCCTGCTTTCCGCGTGACACGTCGTGAGGCAAGCGTACGTAGACCGCGGGCTTGCCCATCCGTTCCGTCAGGTCAATCGCCAGCCCTCCTGCTTTTTGAATCGCGTCCATGATAGACGCGGGGCTTGCCATCATCCGCATTAGCTGCAGCGGCTCAGTGTCCAGAGCCCCGGTGTAAACCGTTGTCTCGACAACCGTTGGTCCCACGCCCGGATGCGACGCGACGGCGCGCATCCTTGTTACGATCAAGCTTTCCATTTTGCGAACCTCCGAATAGAACCGTACATCGAAAAGACGAATGTGTCAAGAGCTTTTCCAAACCCTTGACTTAGCTACACCCCACTATGCTAAGGTTCGCCCAGTCAGTAAGTCCAGCGGAGAGGCGCCCCGCCGCGCAAGGCGCGCCACTATGAGGCAGACGCCTTACATGGGGAAAACGGATAAGCCTTCCTCTCCGCTGGGCGAACCATAGAGCTGCGCCAAGGTGCGGCTCGCCCTAACCGCCGGAAGGTGCTCGACACCACACGTGAATGGTAGAACGGACACGCGTGCCGGCGGAATCGGTCAAGAGGCCCGCGAACGTGTGTCAGGTTAGAAACAGCATTCCGCCTTAGCAGACTGGCACTGACCTGGACTTAGCATAACGCGGCGGGCTTACATACCGTCAAGATGGGGGAAACGCACCCCGAGCGCCAGATACGGGGTGCTTCCCCCTTCCCCCTAATCCCGATCGACTTACCGTAGTTAGATTGGATTGGGAAATGCGAATTCGCGTCTAATTCGCACCCAATTCGCAAAGCACTTAAAAACACCCGTTCGCTTCCTAACTCCTTACACACACACACTTAAGACACACACACTAAGCACCAAGAGCACCAAGATTCGCAAAACCTCTCCGGGCGTTTTTTTGAAAAAGTCAAAATTGCGAATTTTGCTTACGCGGTAGGGTCAAAATGACCCACTTTCGCCCTAAGTGCTTACCCCGTAAGCAAATACGCAAATGCGAATCCCTTGCGAATTCCCTGCGAATTCGCTGCTTCGGGTGGCCGAGACGGCCACCCTTCGCCACCTAAGGCGCCGCCGCCGCCCTGCGAACGCCCCGCGAATCGCACCCCGACGGCAGCTCCCTTAGAGCTGACTCTCCCCCTCAAGGAAGGCCCCCATGACCGCATCCCTCAAGGACGGCAAGCTCACCATCGTGATCGAAACCCAGCCTCCTACACCCAGCGCCTCCGGCAAGACCCTCGTGGTCGCCACCACGCACGGCAACGTCGCCACCCAGGTGCTCGTGGACGGCAAGCCCCTCATCATCGGCCTCAACGCCTACGTGCGCGCCTAACCCGCGCGAAGCGCGCGGACACGCACCCTTCACCGGATGCGTGCCTCAAAGCTCTCTTGTTCCTTGGAGGTTTCTATGGTCACCACCACCCCCCCGCGCGAAGCGCGCGGGCACCCGCTCATGACCCTCCCCCTCACGACCATCCCCCTCTACCAAGCCCTCTCCAGTGCCTTAGCTTGGGCGCGAAACGCGCCCCCAACATGGACCGCAACCGCATACGCCCAGCTCGACTCTCTCCAAGCTGACCATCTCCCTCACGGCTCCGGCCTTGATGGGACCCACCATTCCCTCGATCGGAACGCCTCCACCCCAGAGCGTCTCGTCTTCAATCTCGATTACCACTTCATGGACGACTCCGGCATGTACGCCGGCTGGTACTCTTACATCCTCACCGTCAAAGCATCCCTCCAAAACGGAATCACCCTCCGCACAACCGGCCGCGAGACACCCGGCGGCGGCACCCGCGATTACCTCTCCGAGCTATTTGACCAAGCCCTCCGCACCCCCGTGCCACGCAACCTTACCTGAAAGGAGCCCCCAACCATGTCCGACCCGACTTACATACCCAAAATCCAATCCGCTCTCAAAGTGCTCCGCGACTTCACCCCTGGCGAGCTTCTCACCGCCCTCACTTCAGAGCACCGCACCCATCAGCAATCAACCATCAGAGCCATCGTTTCTCTCCTTCGTCTTTACGCCACAGCACCCCACGACCTCCGCAACGAAGCCTCCGTCGCCTTCTGCCAGTTCCTCGTCAACGAGCTTGACAACAACAGCGACTTCCCCCAAGCCTTTCCCTTCATCTGAAAGGAGCCTTCCTCCTGGCCACCCTGATCCTCAACTCCGATGTTCCCTAAAGCGAGCCCCCGATGAATTCACTCAACTCCGCCCTGCTCGAAGGTTCCCTGACAGAGGAACCTATCCTCAGTTACACTCCAGACGGACTCGCCGTCTGCACCTTCACCATCGCCTCTCACCGCCGCGTCAAGAAAGACGACGCCTACCACGAGGAAATCTTCCACTTCAACATAGTTACCCACGCGCACCTCGCCACATTCTGCCACGAGTACCTCAAGCAGGATCGTGGCGTGCGCGTCGTGGGTCGCCTCAGTCAGGATACGGCCAAGCAGGTCTTCCTTGAGGCTGAGCACGTCGAACTCAAGCCCGAACCTGCCGCAGAGGAGATCAAGAAATGAGACTGAACCACGCCTTTGAAAACGCTTACCCGCGTCGAATCTGAAACCATCCTTTGAAAGGAGCCTCAACCCCATGCCAACCCGTTGCCAAGTCCATGTCACCGGCTTCGCCCAAAACGAGCCCCCCATCTCCCTCTACCACCACTGTGACGGCTACCCAGAGAATATGGTCCCCCTTCTCCAAGACGCCCGGATCAAGGCCAGCACCAACTGGAAGAACGGATGCGCCGGCCGGCTGGTACTCTTACATCCTCACCGAGTCGCCTCCTTCATCGTCGCAATCGACCCCGGCGGCTATGACATCGAGCTATCCCCCGCCCTCCACAGCGACATCGAGTATCTCTACCAGCTCATCGTCCAAAATCACCACTACAGCAAGGAGCCAACCTGGAAACTTCGCATTCTCATTCCCAAACCCGGCTTCTGGAACGCGCCCGACCTTGCCCACATGAAGCTCCTCTGGCAAGGGCTCATCGAAGACGCCGATCCCGCCGTCAAGGCGACCCCCTAAAAGGAGTCCAAAATGCTCACCCGAACCTGCGACCGCTGTGGAACCGACATACCTCCCGGCTACGGCTGGTACTCCATCACCAACACCAAAGAGCCGGTAAGAACCGACATAGCCTTCCGCGAGCTTTGCGGCCCCTGCCAGTCAGCCTTCAATTACTTCCTGGCGAACAAACCCGTCCCCCCTCGCGAGGCGCCCAAATGAAAGACCTCACCGTGGGCGATCTCATCGACACCCTCAACCACCTCGTTCGGCTCAGAGAAATCTCACGCACCGACACCGTACTCGCCGTCAACTTCACCCGCCGTTCCCCTGAAAGCTGTCTCTACTTCACCATCGAAGAGCCTTACGTCTTACCCTCCGACGACGACGGCGATTCCCTCGTCATCCCCTTTCACCCCAAAGGAGACCCCCCATGACCGACAACGCTCTCGACCCTAACGGCCCCGGCCTCGACTACTCACTCGGCCTCTCGAATGTGGACCACCCTACCGGCATCCACTACGGCGTCATCCACGCCAACGAAGTCTGCCAGGCTTGGTCCGATAGCAGCGAGCCCGAGTACCCCGATCCCGAGCTCGACGAGGACGGCGAGGAGATAGAGGACGACCTCATCGAACCCCTCGCCTTCACCTACGACGACGATGGCTACCGCTGCTCCCAGAGCGCCGACGATCCCGACATCTTCATCCTCAGATCCCCCTACTACACCCGCTGCGCCTTCTGCTCCCCCTGCGCCCCCGGTGCCGGTTACCTGATGTCCCCGCGTCCCGCAGGGATCAAGACCTACTGCTTCGGCCACGACTGGTTCGACGAGGGGAAAGCGCCCTACCCCGTCTACCGCGTCACCGACGATCAGGAGATCTTCACATGACCTTCGAGCGCTTCATCAGCTCAATCGACTACGCCGCGAAGCGCTTCTCCGTCTACGCCGCCTGCCACTGCTACGCCGCCAACTACCACACCGGCCAGTGGAGCCGCGCGTACAGGCTTCTCTGCTCCATAGACCGCAAAGGCTTCCGACCCGGCCTCGCCTACGGCATAGACGAAGACGCCACCCGTGAAGACCCCGTCGCCTCTACCCTTCTCGACAAGCTGATCGAAAGGAGCTACTGATGGCCAAAGACGACATCCGCCTCTCCCCGCGCTACGGCCTCAACCCATCCCTCGGGACCTGCCCGATCTGCGGTGAGGAGAATGGCGAGATCATCCTCCACGGACTCCTCAAGAACGACCAGGAGGCCCCTCGCCATACCTGGACCCTACACCCCTGCTCCGAGTGCAAAGACAAGCTCGCCTCCGGTGTCGGCCTGGTCGAGATAATTGACAGAACCCGACCCTCAGGCTCTGCCGCGATCCTGACCGCCGAGGCTTACTGCCGCCTTTTCACCTCCCCGGTCCCCCCTGAGAGGATAGCCTGCGTAGACCACCCCACCCTCACCAACATGCTGAAGGAGCAAACCCCATGATCCCCCACCTCACTCTCGGCCGCGATCCCTTCGCTCGCGGCTCCCTCCGCCGCGTCTTCTACTGGCTCAGGGGCGACCCCCGCTACCCCCTGATGCAGCCGAAATGCTGTATCAACTGCGGCAGCGCCACCCGCCTGCCCGGCCGCTCCGCCGAATACCCTGCC